ATACCCCAAAAAGTTCTGAAATTAACAACATGCGGGTGCTTTGCGAAGAAGTTCTCCAAAAGGTGCGTGACTACTACGGTATGGGGGTCAAGGTGAACTCGGGCTACAGGCATCCGCTGGTTAATTCAAAGGTGGGTGGATCTCCAACATCAGACCATTGCAAGGGGTTTGCCGCCGACATCGAGATTCCTGGGGTAGCTAATGCTGAGGTTGCCCAGTGGATAGCAGATAATCTACAATTTAGGCAGCTCATCCTGGAGTTTTATACCCCTGGGGTGCCGGACAGTGGCTGGGTTCATGTCAGTTATGATCCGAACGACCTTAAGAATCAGGTGTTAACGGCAACCAAAAAAGGCGGTAAAACCGTCTACTTACCAGGACTCGTAGCATAAATGGCATACGCCCGACTGGCCTTTAGGCCTGGAATCGACAAGCAAAACACCGAATACGGCGCTGAAGGCGGCTGGATCGATAGCGACTACGTTCGATTCCGTTACGGGCTGCCTGAAAAGATTGGCGGGTGGACCCAGTTCGGTGACACAAAAACCTACCTTGTTGGCCTTGCAAGCCGAGTTTATGCCTGGAATGACTTAAATTCCGCCCCTTACGTAGTGCTTGGCACCACACGCAAGCTTTATGTGGCTTACGGTGGTGGCTGGTACGACATCACCCCAATACGAGAAACGACCGATCCAGGCGACACTACGTTTGCGGCCACGGACGGGTCTTCCGATGTTGTTGTGACACAGGCCTCGGCCCACGGAGCATCGCTGGGCGACTTTGTGACCTTCACAGACGCGGCTTCTTTGGGCGGTTTGGTGACGTCCGACGTGCTCAACCAAGAGTATGAAATTCAAGAAATATTAAGCGCAACGACTTACCGTATTACGGTCCCCGTAACGGCGAATGCATCTGATGTTGGCAATGGTGGTGGTTCTACGGTCGCCGCTTACCAGATCACTGTAGGTACAGACATAAGCTACTTTGACTATGGCTGGGGTGTTGGAACGTGGGGCTTGTCCACCTGGGGCACTGCGCGTCCAGGTTCTGCTGCAAACGTGCTGACCTCAAGGGTTTGGCAGTTTGACAACTTCGGTGAGGACCTTGTCTGTCAGCTAGTCGGGGGCGCTATTTATCTTTGGGACACGAGCGCAGGCGTCAATCAACGGGCTCAGGCCATTGCTGGTGCGCCAACAAAGAGTAATTTTGCACTGGTTTCGACCCCTGACAGGCACTTGGTTTGCCTGGGAACAGAAACGACGGTGGGCAATCCTGCGACTCAGGATCCAATGTTTGTTCGATTCTCGAACCAAGAAGACCTTAACACCTTTACTGAAACGGCCACGAACACAGCCGGCGGTCAGCGCCTGACGGACGGAAGCAAGATTGTCTCGGCCATCCGGTCACGGGGTCAGATTTTGATCTTCACGGACACGTCAATCCACGGTATGCAGTATGTTGGCCCTCCGTACACGTTTGGCTTCCAGCAGCTCGGTGTGAACTGCGGATGTATCAGCCCCCATGCGGCAGCGGACGTCAACGGACTGGCTTTTTGGATGGGCACAAACGCCTTTTATCTCTTTGACGGTACAGTCAAAAAGCTTCCCTGTACGGTCCAGGATTATGTCTTTAAGGACATCAACCTCGTCCAGGGATCCAAGTGTCATGTTGGCGTTAATTCCCAGTTCAACGAGGTAACCTGGTGGTATTGCTCGTTCACAAGCGATTATGTGGATCGTTTTGTGAGCTACAACTACCTTGAAAACGTTTGGTCCGTGGGCAGTTTAGCTCGAACCTCGTGGGCGGATGTGGGAACGTTCTCCAAGCCGCTTGCAGTGCAATATCTGCCAAACAGCACAGAGGCAACGATTTCGACGATCCAGGGTCTTACGGCTGGCCGTTGTACGGTGTACAACCAAGAAGACGGCATGAATGCTGAAGATCAGGCGATCACGGCTTACATCCAATCGGGTTATTTTGATATCGCCGAGGGCGATAACATGCTGTTAATGAAGCGGTTTATTCCTGATTTCAAAGAGCAGGAGGGTAATTTGACCGTTCGCCTGCTCCTACGTGCTTACCCACAGGCTACGGCAAGCCCAAGCTCTCTGGATCCGTATGTCATTACACCGACCACGCAGAAGGTGGATACGAGGGCCAGGGGCCGTCAGATCAGCTTGAAGATTGAGAGTGACGAGGTGGATACAAAGTGGCGTTATGGCACGTTGCGGGTGGATGTCCAGCCTGACGGGTTGCGATGAGCAAGATTACCAATGTTCGACTACCTAATGCGGTTTCTGGAACTTATGATCCGCAGCAGGTTAATCAGCTCATTCGTTCGCTTGAACAGGTTATTTTGCAGCTCAACAGCACATATACGTCCATTCCTGATCAAAACCAGTCGGCGACGGCGGCGTGGTTCGGGGGCGGTGGAGGTGCGGCCGGGGGTGGTTTTGCTGGTTTTGTGAGGGGTTTTCAGCCAAGCACGGGGATAATGTTGCCTTACGCCATGCTGATGTCGGATCAAGACCAGCTCAACATCGGCGCAACTTCTGAAAACATTGTGACCTTTGACACGCCTATTCTTGAATACGGAATCAAGGTCCAAGACCATACGGCGGTGTTTACCGGAACGATTGACAACGGCACACCCCCTGGGGCCGGGACGGTTTTGACCGTGTCAGCCGTGACGTCTGGAACAATCTTAACGGGCATGAAGATTGCCGGTACAGGCGTGACTGCTGGAACGCAGATCACGGCCCAGGTGAGTGGCACAACGGGCGGGGTCGGTGTATACACAGTAGATACATCGCAAGAAGTAGGAAGTATCACGATCACCGGAACACGGGCCTCGAAGATTCAGTTTGACTTTTCTGGTCAGTATTTGGTCACCATGCGGTTTCAGATCTCCAACCAAGACAACACTACTGGAGAATTCGAGATTTGGGCCAAAAACAGCGGCGTCAACTACCCATTGAGCAACACTAGAACGGATCTTTTGGCTAGGAAAAGCGCCACCCTCTGGTCGCATGTGGTCCCCACCATTACCGGCATTTTTACGGTCAACGACCCCACCACGGAGTACCTTGAAATGGCCTGGTGGTCTGACCTGACGGGGGCTTTTTTGGAGTACTACCCCGCTAACACTAGCCCGACACGACCCGCTATCCCCTCCGTCATCCTGACGGCAGCGTTTATTTCTGCGGAGATGTACTGATGGCTAACAAATATTTTCGCCAATATCACGCAACGGTAGCAGCCACGCCGCATACCTTGTACACGGTGCCTGCAGCCAACTCGGCCATCCTTAACTCCTTACGGGTGACCAATGCCAATTCCACGGATGCCACCCTCACTGTGACTGTCTACCCTTTGGGGGGAACCGGGTACAAGCTTCTGCGAGACATGTTCTTGCCAATCAACGGGACAATGGACGTATTTAGTGGAATCCCCTTGGTTTTGGAGGCCACAGACGAGCTAAAGGTAGAAGCCTCCGAAGACGACGTGGTCTTTTATTTATCGTATCTCGAAGTAGACAGGAACTAGTGAAAAAGGCGATAATTTGGGCTAAATCCGCGTCCTTTCCCGGCGCGCGCCCAACGAGGCCTGTATATTAATTTGGAAAGGACACCCATGGACGGTGCAGGCATCATGAACCTGCCTACAGAGGTAGGCGGCTCAAACAATCAGAACGGACTCGATTCTTTTGCTCCCTTGATCGCAGCGCAACAAACCGCTCGCGACATGGGCTACCCTCGCTTTACCCGCGAGTTGCTTGCAGCCGGCTCCGAAATGGACCCTGCCGAGGTCCAAGAATTCTTACAAACCATCCGTGATGCAGGCTTGACGCCTGAAGACGTTGCGCTCATGCGCCGTGTGGTTGAAGCTGTATTTAACGACCCAAACAACTACCCCGAGGTCCGTCAGCGCCTGCTTTCTGAAGGTGTACCTGAGGACTTACTCCCCGAGACATTCGATCTGGAGTTCTTCACTGCCCTGCGTATGGCGGTGGAAGAAGCAGAAAACCTCGCTCGTGAACCACGGCCCACGGAGCAGGGGATGCCGATGGAGGGCGCTCCTGTCGAGATGGCCGACGGTGGGATTGTTGGATTGCCACAGCTCAAGCCTGTTGCCCGTGCCATGGCCTCGATGGGCCGACAGGGCGACACAATGCTTGCTCACATCACGCCGCAAGAGGCGATGATGCTCAAGCGCATGGGCGGATCAGGATCGATCAACCCCTACACCGGGCTGCCTGAGTTCTTCTTGGGCAAGATTGTTAAAGGTATTGGAAAAGCCATTAAGGGTGTTGCCAAAGGAATTAAGAAGTTTGCAAAGAGCACGGTTGGACGTGCTGTTATGGCCATTGCGCTGGGCGCATTTCTTGGACCTGCAGCCGCAGGTTTTTTGGGGAATGCAGGTTTTGCTTTTGCAACAAGTCAAGTAGGTGGTGCAGTTGTTGCGGGT